TAACTTTGAAAATAGACTCTATAGTTGTTCTTCAGTACATTGCAGGAACTCCTATGACGACAACCCAAGGGTTGGGTCAGAGAGTTAAACTTGTTAATGGACTTCCAGCGCATTTACCTTCTTATTTCAGAAGTTTTATACGAAATGGAGATACTATGAAAATCAGAGTCCTTAATACACTTTTAAGTGCATATAAAGGTTTCTCTGGGATCTACAAAGATCCAGATTTTTCTAGTATTGAAGCTCCTAGATTTAAGCGACCTTTTATTAATTCTGCTAAAGACTTAAGTGTTATTACACCTAAGTTAGAAAAGTATTTACCTTTTCAACTTCAATTATTTGAAGATTGGACAGAAGTAGATAAAAAAGTAGGGTTATTTTGGAGTCGTTTTAATCCTTTTGGTATTAAACCAACCTTATTTGCAGATAGCGAAGAGATACCAATGCCATTAACAGCAGGTCCTAATGCGAAAATTTCGTTTTTAGGGGCTGCATGGGATGCGTTAGCTATTCTAGTTGGACGTAAAGTTCCTCTTTGGGACCTTCATCGAGCTATGGAAAGCCACCTATCTAAAGAACATCCGGGATTAAACTCGGAGAACTTTAAAACAGTGTTTCCTCTATTGCAAGAAACTGCCTCTCGACTGATAAAAGAAATTTCATCAGGGAAAGTTCCTTATGAAGCTTATACCAACTTATCTATTTCTAAAATAGATTATGATGGTCCAAGTCCTGATAAGGATAAACCCTTAACTTTAGATTATGTTGTTAAACACATAATTCCACGGTTACGGGTTGGTAAAGTTTCTACAAAATTAGAAGCTGCTGGAAAGGTGAGAGTCTTCGCAATTTCTGATTATTGGACCCAATGGATGTTACTACCACTACATAATTCTATTTTCAAATTGTTATCATCACATCCGTGTGATGCTACATTTGATCAACTTGGAAAAGTTGAAGAATTTAGTAAGCGGGGGTATTCATTCATTGCTTCATACGATTTGAAATCTGCCACTGATCTTATTCCTATACAATTGTATGAGAAATTAATAGGTCATTGGACAGTTCCAGAGTTCGCTGAAGCTTGGGTTAAAGTCTTAACCTCTAGAGGTTATGCCTTTGACTATCAGGGAATTGATAAATTAAGACACTCAAGAGATCTTCACTATACTAGAGGTCAACCTATGGGGACATTGTCCTCATGGGCTTCTTTAGCTGTAGTTCATCATTTCTTAGTATTCTTAGCTGCTGAAAGAGCAGGTAAGGATTTTTTCTTAGATTATCTCGTGCTTGGGGATGATATTATCATCGCTGACAAAAATGTAGCTAAATGCTACACAGATGTGTGTAATGAGTATGGTATAACCATAGGTTTCCCTAAATCATTTGTTTCAACAGATGGTTTTTTCCAATTTGCTTCTCAAAACATGAAAGGTAATATAAATTTATCACCTATTTCAGTTAAAGAGGCACTTTCTGCGAGTGGAGTTTCTTACTATTATGGGGCAGATTTTAATCTATCCCGTAAAGTTGAATTCACTCAGAGATTGATTGGGAAAGGTTTTATAGGGTCGTCTAATCTATTAAACTTAGTTAGAAGTAATTCTACCTATGCTCAATGGAAAAGATATGCTGCTCAACTTACTAAAGGGATTTTCCCTTTAGAAATGAGTAACTTATTGACGGCACTTCTATCAAGAGATTTTAAACTTCTTGATAAAAGCATTAGTATTGATCAACTTATGGCCTCTGTAAGAGGGGATATAAGATTGTTTACTAATAATTTACCTAGTGATCCTATTGCAACTAGAAAATATCTTTTGTTGTTCTATGAACAACTAAATAAAGATGTTCTCCGGTTACTTAAGGATATACAAAGTTGTTTAGTGTTAAAACCTCTTCGAGGTCACTCACAAACTTTAGCAGATTTATTATATACACCTGCCGCGATGGGAATGAACTCCTTAACATTAGATTCATTTATGAAACTAAGACGAAGATACTTATCTATTGCAGATGCAGTAGAGGAAGAATTGTCTTACGAATCTTGGATGATTTTATATCATGAAGAGGATGGGCACATTTTATTAGATCATTCAGTTCTTAAAGAACTGTTGATTATAAAATCTGAAATAGAAACGTTTAAAGTGAAAGCTGAACTAACAAGTTCAATTGCCACTGCGTTAGGAACTAAAGTACCTTACTTAGTACGTCTTCATTTATCTCTTCTGAAAGAATCAGAACATAGAGAAA